TCTCTATATCAGGTGATTCACAATTAACTATTGTTGCCGCTAGTGAACCTGAACTAGATGCTACTGTAGGAACTGTTGCTGTATCTATTGGTAAAACAGCTTTTCCTTCGGGTAATGCTATTACTTCAAGTCTTGGATCTTTAACAGTTACAGGCACGTCTGTTGTTACAGCTTCGGGTAATGCAACTACATCAACATCAGGTAGCCCAACAGTTTCAGGATCAGCACCAGTAAGTGTTACTGGTAATGAAACAACAATTAGCACCAATGAACCTAGCGCTGTTACAGGAGGAGCTACAGTATCTGTTACAGGTATTGGATTGGTTGCGGGATTAGGAGACGCTACACAAGCGAGTGTATATGAAGCTCCAAGTGTTGCTCTAACAGCAAGCACAGGTGTATTAAATATTCGCACAGATGTAAGCTTTACACCGACTGGAGTTTCTGCTACAATAAGCACAGGTAATCTACAAGGAACCTTCTGGTCCGCTGTAGATGATTCTAACTCAGCCATAAGTTGGACAGAAGTTCATAAAGCTGCATAAAAAAGTTTTGACAAACTTTAAAATAATAACTAAAACTTTATTAGGAGATTAAATGAGTTCAACTTATTCAACAGGCTTACGAATAGAGCTACAAGCATCAGGAGCCAATTCAGGTACTTGGGGAACTATTACGAATAATAACTTCTCTCAGGTTTTTGAGTTTGCTATTGCTGGTGTTTATTCTAAAGCAATTACTACAGGAACTTCAACAACGCTAACAAACGGCGATGGTCCACAATCTCAAGCAAACAACGAAGCTAGACAAAATCAATTAATTTTAACAGGAACAGTTTCTACAACACACACTTTACAATTTCCAGCTACACAGAAAACTGTTGGTATTTATAATAACATTAGTGGTGGCGCTGATATTTCTGCTAGATTAGGTGCCTCAGGAAATACTGTAACTGTTGTAAATGGTAAATATAGATTATTAGCTACTGACGGAACTAACTGGTATGATATTTTTTCTTTAGCTGGTTTAGGTGAAGCTTGGCAAATTAAAACTGGTGATTATACAGCATCAGATGGTGACAATCTTTTTGTTGATACATCTGCAGGCGCAGTGGAAATAACTTTACCTTCTTCTCCTTCGATTGGAAATCAAGTGAAAATCATTGACGCCGAAGGAACTTTTGGTACAAACAATTGCACAGTAGATCGTAACTCTCAAAAGATACAAGGAGCTACGTCAGATTTAACAATAAGCACTAATGGTGCGGGCATTGCTCTCGTTTATGTAAACGCAGACAATGGGTGGAGGTTGAAATATAACGACTAATGGCTAACTTACAAGATATAGTAAACAGAAGTGAAGTAGGCGCAATTAAGCCTTGGACTAAAGCTACCGCTCCAGCAGGTTATGTTTTATGTAATGGTGCAGCAATATCAAGATCAACTTACGCAGAATTATTCGCTGTAATTTCTACAACATACGGTTCTGGTGATGGATCAACGACTTTCAATGTTCCTCAATTACAAGGAAAGATGCCACAAGGTTATGATGGTAACACGTATAACTTAGCAGGCACAGGCGGAGCAAATACAATTACAGTCGCTGTAACAAATAACCAAGCGGCAACAAATGCTTCAAACCAAGCTGTAACTGTAACAGGTAGTATTAGTAATACTTCTCTAACAGAAGCTCAGTTAGCTGCTCACAATCACAATAGTATTGGTAACTATAATGGTGAGCCACCTAAAGGCTCTAGATCAAGACTTACTGGAACAGGTAATAACCCTGACGCACGTGCAGGTAATCCTCATAATGGTTCAGATTTATCCCCTATACTTCTTGATTCAGGATCAGGAACTGGTCACAATCACTCTCATACTTTATCTGGTACATTAACAGGTAACATTACAACAAGTTTAACTGGATCCGTTACGGCATCAGGTACAAATTCATTTTCACCTTTTGTGGTGGTTAACTATATTATAAAGCATTAGGAGATATTAATGGCGACACAAATTGTAATTTTAAATAAAGATGGAATTAAAGTAGATGATCAATTTTACATTAATTGGGCGGATAGAGGCGGATCAATGCCAGCTTTACCTGATACAATTCATGCAGTTATTTGGAACAATTTAATAGGTCAAAACGAAATTCAAAGTAAAGATGCTTCAACTGGAATGATGACAGGAAATACTAATTTAAGTGCTACAAGTGATGCTGTTGGATCAACAACAGTAGCTGCTTTACTTACTTGGGCACAAACAAGAAGAGATGAAGTAGAAGCTTCTCAAAGAGCTTTTGATGCTGCAGGTTCAGGTGCTGATGGCACAGCGTCTGAGGGCAAAACATGGCAAGATTACTAATCAACGTATCCAAGTTATAATTGCGTGTCTATCTCCGTTTGAAACGGGTGTAATAGCGTGTGGAAAACAAAAATTACTAGGAAAAACTACAGCACTTCCTATTTTTGGAGATATTTTGTATTGACCTTTAAAAAAAGCAAACTCACCGCCTTTAAAATTATCATTTAAAATAAAAGAACAAGATAATACTCTTGGCTCTGAATCCATGTGATCAACATGTTCTTTGTACTGACCACCTTTGTCTCCAAAATATATTAAATGTTCATATCCTGTATCTTCAGTAGATAAACCAGTTGAAAACATTTCATGATCTTTTTTATATTTTTGTAAAATGTCAGCCACAGCATTGTAGATATTTTTTTCAAATTTCTTATCAAGGTCACTCCAATAACATTTTCTCATATGCCGAGCAGATTCTCTTAAAGTAACAGCTTCATAAAAATCTAAGTTTTTAGAGTTATCTATAATATTCTGACAAAGCTCTTTACTTAAAATGTTTTCGTAGCAATGAATATAATCAGTAGTTTTAATCATTTAAAAAAGTTCCTCTTACTTGTAATACTTTTCTTTTTACAGGGCCTGTTACAGGACATACTTTATGTTGTATATTATTTTTAATTGCCAGTAAAGTATTGGGGTAAGGGTATACAACCAATGGAAGTCCTCTATTAGTATCAATTAAAGTTTCTCCGCCCCAATTTTTGTCCCATTTATTATGAATGTAAAAAGAATAATTTAATGTATAGATACCGTCATCGTGCCAATTAATCCCTGAAAATTTATCATATTCATAACGAGCAACAGAAATACTTGAATTTTTTTGATATGGAATAAAAGGACAATCTATTAATATCTTACAGAAATTATTTAAAACATCTATATCTGTTTCAATATTTCCTTTCGTAATGGTGGCTATACTTTTTGTGTGTTCAACACTATTCATTGTTGTTGAGTTATTCTCATCTTTATAAAGATTTTCATCCCAAGTTTTATGAGAATTTAAATGTTTTTCATATGCAAATTGTATATTACCTATTTGTTTAAATAAATCATCAGGTAAAAAATCATTTATGAGAATTGCACAATCATCTATATTTGCACAAATATACATTTATTTAAAAGATTTTTTTTGCCAAAACATATTTTTATATCTATCTGCAAATTTAGTATTTAACATGTTCAAAGTTTTTTGATGAAGTTTTTCTACGTAAAAACCAGCCCACATTTTCCATGACTCACGTTTAAAAGGTATTACTTGTACCATTGGTTCTCCTTTTTTAAGCAGGAATTGTTCATCTCTTTTATGAAGAAAAAAAGGAAAGTTAATATTGTTTCCATATGTATCAGTATCCACTACTCCTGAAATTATTTCAATTCTCGACTCAATTCTATTCATAGGTTTAATAAACAAACAACTATATCCAGGAGGCGTTCTAATAAGCCATTTATTTTTTAGTTTTCCTGCCATGTCTCCAAGTTTATCAGTCCATTCAGGTGGTAATTGATATTTGTGATGATACTCAAATTCCTCTTGCATATAATTTGCAGGTTTCACACTAAAGTCTGTTTCCGTAGGATCTACTAAGTAGTCTTGATCAAACGGTATAATATAACCTGCTGTTAATGAATCTAAAAAAGGTATACATG